AGATACCGTTGCGGTGAACAGCGTGCCCACCGTATCCGGAAGCTGACCATCTGCGAGTGACGCTCCAACATAAGGCATTTACATTCCCCACTCGAGGAAGGAATCGGACTCGTCCTGCGCCTCGAGTATCGCGATCCTGGTTTCGTGATCAGCCAGAGTCAGCCCGATTGCGGCAAGCGCAGCCGTCAGCCCGGTGATCGCGCTGATCGGATGTGCATCAGGCGCATCACGGCCAGGCAGGTCGTTGTGTTCAGTAGCAAGAATCTCTATGAGTGTGGCGCCCGTCGCGCCAAACTGACGCTGGAGATCGTCGACCAGGGCGCGCATTTTGTAGACGTCATAGTCCGGCTCAAACTGGATATTGGTAAACGGAGCAGTCATCAGTTGCCGCGCCTCCCCTTCCGTTTGAACTGTGCGCGCCAGGTACCCATGCGCCAGTCATCGCCAAGCGCATCCGATTCTATCCGCATCGATATCTGCCGGCCCTTGATCCGCGGGTTAACGAACGGCGTCGTCGAATCCACGGTGAACGGCCCCTTGTTGACAACCTCGACACCACCGCTCGAAGGATACGACTTCGCGGTCAGCGACAGGTCGATCGAACCAATGAGATTCTTGAAATCGGGAATCATCTTGCGTACGACCGCGTGGTAGGTGCCCTCGTCCACCTGCATGTCGTAGCTGTCAATAAACGACAGCATCGGCGTCGTGTTGTTCTCCGGATCAGTCTCGTCGACCCCGGTCTCGTGTATGAAAATCTTGCCGTCAAAGGTGCCGTACGGCTTCTGATTAAACAATGCCGAGCTATCGTGGAAAGCGCTGCGCTCAATCGTGCCGAAATCCCAGACCTTGTCGTAGTAATTGTACTTGACGTATCGGTCATTGCTCGGCGCACCTTCCGATGAATAGACCCACCAGACTTCGGTGAATAGCTTATTCACAGATGCGTAGGACTTCCGACCCTGGTCCAGGTTGATGTCATCGAAGACGGTATTGCGGACCTCGCACTCCATGACCCGGAGCACGCCGTCGTATATCAGGAAATCGTCCTCGCCCATGAAGTACATGATGCCGTTCACATCGATTGCGGCATTAGGTCCGATGACCGTGACTGACTGTCCCAGGTGACGCAGTGAGAAAACGAATTCGCCTGAGATGTACGCCAGCGCATGCAGTGACTGGTCGGTCATCGTCAGGATATCGCCACGTGATTCGACTGCGGTGATGATCTCGGATCCCACATCAAGCCGGAGATCGCCGGCAGTATTCGTGGACAGCGGGGTCCAGTCGGTGAAGTCTTCCGAACTCGCCCACCTGATCAGCATGGGATCCGGATCACCAGGTGCTGCGGCCGATCCGGTACCGGCACCGAAAGCAATCACATGCCTAGCTGTCGGCGAGACCAGCATACGCTCGATGGTGTTCGGTGCCTCTGGAACCAGCACCGCCCTGACGTTCGGGCCGTTCGAGCGATCCCAGTGATACAACTCCCGGCCATTCGGCGATGCGAGCAGGTCCTCACCGAAATTATCCAGCGACCAGGTTCTCAGATTACCCAAGATTCCGGCGCCAGCGACAAAACTGCCAACACCATAGGCTCCCAGGCCATAGGCGCCAGTACCGTAGCCCAGGAGTGTCGTGGTGTCTTGCAAGCCAGCCTGGATTTCATACTGAAAGTCGACGGTTCCGCCGCCGCTATCGGTCGAGGTCGGCGGCACCTGATGGCGGATGATGTACATATCGTCGTCGACGATGAACTCAACCCGATATTCGCCATCGATAGTGATGCCGCCAACAGGATCCGCGTTCTGGAAGTGAACGAAATTGCCGACCGCAACCCCGTGGGCCGTGTCTGTGACCTGCACGAAGGTCGGATCATCACCGCCGTCCGGGTCGAACGCTCCGGCGATGTCGGTATCGAATGGATCGATCAGCGTGCCTTCTTGAGCAAACGGCGTGATGTCGAACAGTTCGCTGTTGTTGACTATGTAGAGCTTCAGATTGGTGCCGATCGCCAGCCACTTCTGGCTGTCCAGGCTGCTCCAATCCCATAGCGCCCTGGCCACCCCGAGATAGCAGGTCTGCACTACATTCTCAGCTGGCAAAATTATCAGGCCATCGGGATAAGCCGCAGGGATAGCAGCACCAAAGTCGGTCAGCGGCAGAAAATCCAGAGACGTAGTACTCGACTGATCGCCATCACATTCCACCGCCTGGAACGGCCGGATGTCGATATCAAGCCCATCTGCGTCTTCGGGCAGTGACGCCGTGAGCATGACCTCGGTGGCAGCGGCTATATCGAGATTGAGATGCCGCACGACCAGACTCTCGTTGTCATCTCTGATGAACGAGTCCTTGGCGTAGATGAATACGTTCGGCGTGCCGGCCTGGATGTTATCGATCAGCGGGTCTCTCAGCGTGAGCACCGTTGCCCCGGTCCCATGAGTGGCATCGAGAAAATTGATCTGCTCGCCGGAATCAGTCAGTAATCGAACGATCGTTCCTTCGCGCACATAGCTCGTCACCGCGGGCGAGACCTGGATCGTTTCAGAATCTGTGACGCCGCCAACGATCACATCGCCGCCGCCGCCATACTCCTCCGGGTACCTGATAAGAAACGCATCGCCGGCTGTCGCCGTGACCGCAGAGTCCAGGTCGAACACATGCTCATCCTCGAGCGCGGTCGGATCATCGATAGTGACAGCGCCCAGGCCTCCGCTCACGGAATCACCGAATAGCCACACCGGATCCAGATCGTCACAGGTGACGGCGCTACTAAGGCTGCTGATGTTAGTTATACCTGCGATCCAGCCTACGGTTGCTGTGACCCGTTGACTGCTGCTCTCCTCGACGCCGTCGACCTCGGTACCCAGCGAATTGAGTATCCAACCGCCGAGCTTCTCCGGCAGCCGCTTCCTGAAGCGAATCTTGTTGCCGTTCTTGTACCGACCCACAGCACCAACGTCGGTCTCCTCGGTCAGGATGCCGGGAAGAAACTCGAGCGGAATGTCAGGAAGTCTGCTCACGGTTTCTTCGCGTTGCTCCTGACGGCTGCGGTTACCTGGCCGAGGTTCAGATCAGGCAGGCCTGCGTTCTGGCGTACGGCGTTTAGCTCGTCGACCATGACCTTGATCAGGGACTGGAGGCCTCCAGCGTTATCCACCTCGGATACCTTGACTATTTCATCAAGCTCGTCTTGTACGACATCGGCGAAATCCGAATTCACCTGCGCTACGTCTGCCGCATAGTCGATGAGCTTTTGATCCAGCGCGGCCTGAGTGATAGTGCTGTCCTGGACGCCAAACACATCGGGCGGTTCTAGTTGAAAGAAGCCGAATCGGTTGCCAATAAACCAATTAAAGGCGTGCCTGTTGAAGCCTGGCGGAAGTGTTACGGTTCTCATCCCAGTACCCTCATCTCTACCCAAAATCCATTCGGCGGTATGTCTCTAAATCCAGCCTGAGACAATACTGCAACCTCGATGTAATCATCGCCATCGACAAAGATTGTGCCTGAGTACCATTCCTGCGCTCCGGCCTGACCTGACCTATTGCCTGTGCCGTCTTGGGTGCCGCCACCATTCCCATCTGAATTCCATGGTACCCAGCCGGGATCGCTGCCGCCGTGCGTCACGGCAAATACGGAATCCACCGCGCCATTGACAACGCCGTTTTTGCGCAAGCGAACATGACCGATGCCCGATTGCGCGTTGCTCGAGTCATCATCCATCCGGTAGCCAATGATGAATTCGACTGCACTGACGCCAGAAGAAGGAATGGTGATCCGGCTGGGGTTGGTCGAATTGTCGTGGTAGTTGTTGGTGTCGAAGACCTCCATATTAAATTCAAGAATAACCTCGCCCACAGCGTTACCAGCACCGGAACCATCACCCGGGCCTGGACTTTGCTGCCCGATATCTGGTTCGTTGTTGATCGGGAATTGGAAACTCGCCGACTTGTAGACCTTGCATCCTTCCAAAGCAATCGGCGGCGCGGCTTTCAGGGTGGCCGGCGTGACTGCTTTGTTGTCAACGGTACCGGCATCCACTTCAAGCTGCGTTGCCAGTGCGATAACGCCTCGACGAGCTTCTGTCGATGTACGGCCATCAAGTTTGACTGTTGTGAGAGCAGCCGTATCCTCAACCGCCGGCTGTGCCTCAGCCTCTACTGCCGTCGCTCTTCTGATGTGGCCGCTGAGTACCTCACTTGATCCGCGGCCCTCGTACTTCGCTGGCGTGACGATCTTGTCGTCAAGCAGACCAGCATCCATCTCGACCTGCGTGGCGACCTCGAGGATGCCAGCCTCATCCTCTGTTGCTGGGGGAACGAAGCCAATCTCGAAAACATCATTGGCAACGTCGTCCACCACGGCCGCTACCCTGGTCCCAGCCCTTACCTCTAGGCCGGGATTGGCGGAGGTTTTGACCGTCATCAGATCGGCGGTCTCGTTCGATATGATGTAGAGCTTGGACGTACTCGGCACCTGGATGCTTCTGGTGCCACCAGGTGTGCCGACGATAGCGATGATCGCCTTTCTCGCATCATCCTCAGCGCCGTTATCTGCCTGAAGAATTACCGGGTCTGTGGCCGGCGTGACATCAAGATCCAGCCGCTCAGCAATCGCGTCCTCAATTAACTGAATAGCGCTCGCGTTGTTGATGAACCCCCACTGATTCTGGTTGCCACCAGTTTCCTGAAGGACGAGTCGTAATAATGTTGTAAATTCGTCTGCCATTAGCCTGATGTCCTTACTGCTGCGAGGGTCGGATCAGTCGGATCCGGCCACTCGATAGTGAATGTGCCATTGTTAACAGCGATGGGAGACCCGAAGTTGATCACCCAAAGCACCTTATCTTGCTGTGGTCCTGCTGTAGTGTTGTAGATGACGGCACCTTGTGCGGCCTCGTTAAGAATTCCCCAGGTTGCACCTGGTCCCCAGACAACATCATCGAAATCAATTGCTGGCCGCTCTGGTTCGCCCGGCGTATAGATGACATTCTGCGTCAGCGCCTCACCGCCGGCCGTGTACCCGACGCCCACAAGCTGTCGAGTACAGCGCAATGAACAGCGCGTCATTCTCAACATCGTGATTGCCTTTGACATTCTGATCGAAGAGAAACTGAAACGCTGTGCCGGTTTGGATACTCATCCTGCCATGCTCACTGTTGTGGCTGCAGCCTGAACTGGATCATAGTCGCCACGCCACTGACGCCTAAGCTCGAGCTTTCTCGCCGGCATCAATTCAGCGTAGCTCTGCCGCCATGTGCTTAGGTCCTCGGCATCTGATATCAGGAACTCATCGGAAGCCAGCAGGCACGCATACAAGAGCAGATCACCTGCATTCGTTCCAAGCCAGGTGGTCTGGTTACCCGGTGCCAAGGCTTCAGGCGTTTGAATCTGGCGAAGCTCGAATGCGTAGGCATCGTCCGGGGGCGGCACCATGAAGAACTCGGTCTCCGTATATTCGGCGTAGTACTGCGGCTCTGCGGTCGCCGTCTCGTCGGGTTCGAAGTCCAGACACCACTCGTAGGTCCTGCGCTCCTGGTAGCGCCTCAGGCCGGTGGCCGTCCCTGTGGTGGGGAAGGCCGAGGTTGGTACCGTGATCGCACCACCGGTCGTGTATTGCGTAGCGCCTACCGTGAGCCGCACCTCGTCGATCCATCCATCGACAAACGCCTCATTGCCGAAACCATCAGTAGGATCAAGTACGCCCAGCTTCACGGTTTCGGTGGAGTCTTGTATATCAGCGAAGAATACTGGAGCCTCGAACTCGAGTGCGCCATTCCACCAGATGCTCAGGGTGCCTCCGGTTCGCTGCGCAACGAACCAGTGGAAAACACCCAGCGCTGGTGCCCCGCCAATACCGCCTTGCTCAAATACTCCATCAGCCTCGAACCTGATCCGGTAATCAAGGCCGTCCTGGATGAGACTGATCGCGAACGATTCATCGGTTGAGGTGCTTGTGGACCACTGCGATACCATCGTCATCTCATCGCCAACGGCTGGCAGTGATGTGAATCTCACGAATCCTTCGATCGTGAAGTCTTCGCCTGCAAGCACGAACGCAGGATCATCGGCGTATTCCATGTAGTCGCCTGCGCCATCGAGCAATAACGATGCGGTGCCAAACTTCTGTTCGGCCGTGTCCAGCTGGGCATCGCCGACAAACGTCGCGGCGAAGCCATTTGCCGATAGCTCGGTGTATGCCGTGGCACCATCAGCGCCATCAGCGTCGACGAGCAGTTCGACATTCGCCGGGCCGCCGGCATCGCGCAGATGAAGCGACCTGGTCCCCTGCCAGTCTGAAGGCTTGATGGCCTGCACGTATTGGCCAGCGGTCAATGTACCTCCGATCACTCGATCGAAGATTTCGAAGTTCAGATCTGTTGCCAGGCGACTCTCGCCGAGCGCGACAATCCTGTTCTGATTCGCCACGAACTCGGCACTGCTTTCCTCGAGCCAGTCCTCGAGAGCCGCGATCAGTTCATCGTATGTAAATGATATCGATGTGGGCATATCAGAGCCTCATGGTGTAAATGCAATTTTCGATGCGGCCAAGGCCGCCTGTGCTGCGGTGAAATGCTGCGGGTAAAATCGTACCTCGTCAATGAAGCCT